AGAGAGAGCCTTTGAATAGACCACTCATGTGAGTCCTTCAGTACTACCTCCAACGGTGTCAAAGCTTCCATAATTCTTTCGCATGTAACGTCCAAGAATGTTGCTATTATAGTATGCCGGAGTTCCATCGTCAAGAGCCTCCATTAATACATTATGTAGGAATAATTGTTTAGTCTCTTCGTAATTCACCTTACCAAGAGTTTTATGAAGACTAATTATTTCTCTTCTGAATTTTTCTTTACCCAAGCGTTTAACATCGGCTTTAAGTTCGTCAGAACTTCCGTAGTAGCGTTTCCAGTCACTCTCAGACGTAACTCTCCGTTTACTTTTGCCACTTCTAGGCTTTCTACGACTGGTAAAGTATTTTCTACCGATGTACTTTTTACCTGTTTCGATATTAGTAATGCAGTAGACGAAACCGAAGAAGTCGTTAATATCGTCAGAAGTAAAATCTGTGCCTTCATAGGTCCAGGCATTTTCATATAAACCTTCACCCATTCCGGTCTTTGAGGTGGTCGCCATCCCATAATCTTCATATCATTCTTCCCTATTTATACCGTAAGATTCGTAAGCATCATAGTCACCAAACAAATAATCATCTGCCATTGCTGCTTCACGATAAGCACGTAAAGATTCTTCTTGTTGTTCCTTCTTAGAGTTTGAATCCTGAGAAGGTTTCTTCGGTGACATCTTGTTTGATTCCTCCGACGACATAGCTTTCTACCTCTGTCTCTTGTGGTGCTACTTGAAGACCCTTAGAACTGATCCAATGCTCCGTCCAAGGAAGTGGATTATTTCTTGCTGGGATGTCATATATAGGTTTCAATCCTATAGATTTCATTCTACGATTAGCAATCCACTCAACATACTGTTGAAGTAATTTATCATTAAGACCAATCATAGATCCATCTTTAAATAGATATTCCGCCCATCTCTTCTCTTCATCTACACATTTTCTAAATGCTTCATATGTCCATTCCTCATCTTCCTTCATAATCTCAATCATATCAGGATCATCACCCTTCTTCCAATTGTTTAAAATTGTTTGGGTAAGGACAAGATGTTGATTCTCATCTCTTGCTATGAGCGAAATGATTTTCGCACTGCCTTCCATAAGCTTAAGCTCACCAAAAGCAAAGGAACAAGCAAAACTAACATAGAAACGTATTCCTTCCAGTATATTAACATTCATTACTGCCCGATAAAGTTGCTTTTTCAAATCTTTCAAACACCAAGCAGAAGATGGTGATCCCCTCCCACTCTCTGTCCACATACATCCAGCACCCCATTCCTGTGCATGTTTAATAAAATTATCATAAGATTCAGTAACACTTGCAGCACGTTCTAGAATCTTTTCATCCCTAAGAATAGTATCAAATACTTCTGCTGGATCTGAATAAACATTCTTAACAATGTAAGTATATGATCTACTATGAATCATCTCCATAAAAGACCATACTTCCATACACGCTTCTAGTTCTGGTAAAGAACAATAAGGTATGAATGCCATACCAGGTGCTCTACCCTGAACACTATCAAGCATCGTTTGATACTTTAAGTTAGAAGTAAAGATATGCTTCTGCTCTGGACGTAAAGATTGAAAATCTCCACGATCTTTCTGTAGTGATACTTCCTCTGGTCTCCAGAAATATCCCAATTGTTGTGTAGTTAACCGATCAAATGTAGGATACTTATAAGAATCATAACGTTGAATGCCTAATGGTTTACCAAAAAACATAGGTTGTTTTTTAGTATCAACCTCTTGGGTATTAAATACAGTCATTCCTTCAATATTAGATGGCACAGGACTCACACTCCTCCTCATTAGCAGTACTTAATTCAGCAATTAAACCTTGTAATTGGGTATGTCCTTGAATACCCACTTCTTCTTTCACATTATCATACCATCCAATAGGATGTGCTGGTTCAACTTCATCAGTCTTAATATCATAAGTATTTTGATAGTAAGATGTCTTCCAACCATATTTGTATGTGGTTAAAAGATCTTGAGCCATAACTGAAACAGGAACTTCATTATCAGGATAATGCTCTGGATTATAACTCCAGTTACCAGAAATTGCTTGGTCAAAGAACTTCTGCATTACAGCAACAATATTAATATACCCTTCATTAGATTCCATATCCCAAAGAAGAGTATAATTATTCTTTAATGTATTATACTGAGGGACTATTTGTTTGAGGGGTCCCTTCTTACTTTTCTTAATGGACAGGTAGCCACGAGGTGGTTCGATTCCGTTAGTGGCGTTTGACACAACGGAACTACTTTCCGATGGCATTTGTGCAGACAATGTTGAGTTCCGAACCCCATGTTCAAGCACCTCTCTCCGTAAAGCCTCCCAATCAAGTAATAAGTCATTTGGAACTATCTCATCTACATCTTTCTTATATGTATCAATAGGAAGAATACCCTGAGCATATTTTGTTCTATCCGAATACTCACAAGCACCTTTCTCTTTTGCAAGTTCAACAGTTGCTTTAATCAGATAATACTGGAAAGATTCAGTTAATTCGTGTACTAACTTCCATGCCTCTGGATCAGCATACTTTACTCCTTGCCGTGCCAAATAATGCGAAAGGCCGATGTACCCGACACCCAAGGATCTTCGTGCTCTGGTTGCCAATTCCGCTGCTCGAACGGGATATCCCTGGAAATCAATGAGCTCATCGAGAGACCGAACAGCAAGATCACAAAGACTTTCAAGATCTTGAATATCCCTAATTTTGCCAATATTAATAGCAGAAAGGATACAGAGAGCAATTTCTCCAGCTTCATCATCAATGTGTTGTATAGGTTTAGTTGGAAGAGTAATCTCCTGACATAGATTGCTCATCTCAACTTTATCCTGGAAGGATGAATGAGAATTACAATGATCTATGTTCATAATGTATATTCTACCAGTTTCTGCTCTTTCTTTCAAGAGGTCTAGTATTAATTCTTGACCTCCAATAGTCTTTCTTGGAATAGATTCATCCTTTTCATACTTTACGTATAGTTCATCAAAAGATTCTGTACCAAAACTATCATAAAGCCCTGGCACATCATGAGGAGAAAAAAGCGAGACCTCTTCATTACTAATAAACCTTTCGTAAAATAATTTAGAGATCTGTATAGAGTAATCTAGTTTTCTGACTCTGTTGTCGTCTGTTCCTTTGTTGTTTTTGAGGACGAGGATGTCTCTGATTTCTTGGTGCCAGATAGGAAAGTGGACAGTTGCTGATCCACCCCTGATGCCGTTCTGAGTACAGCATCGAACAGTGCTTTCAAATTTTTTGAGGAAGGGGACCACACCTGTGTGTTGTACTTCGCCGCCACGGATTCTACTGTTGATCCCTCTGATCCGTCCTGCGTTAATACCGATACCAGCCCTCTGTGCAACGTATTTGCCAATAGCCATATCAGAACTAAAGATACTATCGAGGGAGTCATCAATATCAACGAGAACACAAGAAGCGAATTGACGTATAGGGGTCCGTACCCCCGCCATGATCGGCGTTGGGATGTTGATTCGGTGTCTGCTGATGGAGTCGTAATATCGTCGGACATAATCTAATCTCTTTTCTATAGGGTACTTCGAAAATATAGATGCTGCGATGAGGAGATACATGAACTGTGGAGTTTCATATAATGCACCTGTACTTCGATCTTGTACCAAGTATTTATCAACTACTTGTCTCAATCCAGCATATGTAAACAAATAGTCACGTTCGTGATCTATGAATGACTGTAGTTTATCATACTCTTCGTCAGAATACAAGTCTATTAACTCTGGATCATATACACCAGCATCTATACACTTCTGCACTTGCTCCTTAACTGTTGGAATTTCATGCATACGACCATATAGTTGCTTACGTAAAGAAAACAACAATAAACGTGCAGCAACAAACTGATAATTAGGATGATCTAAATCAATTAAATCACTAGCAGATCTAATTAAAATTTCCTGAATCTCGGCAGTTGTAATTCCATCATAAAATTGCAATCCAGATTGCATTTCCACCTGACTAGCAGATACACCAGCAAGATCTTTACAAGCTTCTTCAACCATCTTATGTACTTTTTCAAGTTGAAGAGACTCTGTTCCTCTTCCATTACGTTTTTTAACGTTGATGCTCATACCCTTTTCCAGTTGTTAAATTGAACTTGTGCTTCTAATGATGAATATGTATTCTCTTCTAATATAGACATAATATCGTGTCCTGCTAGGACCATATCATTTATGTCTTTTTCTCGGATATGATTGTC